TGTCTGATGTCTGAATCTGTTTATGCCAGAAAACGACAGGCACCCCGGAGGGTGCCTGTGTCATGACGGAATAAAATTTCTGAAATTCTTCACATTTCCGGCAATTGCCTGTAGCCGCTATAATGATGCAGCGTTACAGTTTTTTTGCTCAATAAAAGCAATAATTATCAGACCTCCTTAAGGTGACTATTCGTCTCCCGTCAGTATCCGGCGATATTACGGGAGATTTTTTTGCTTCAGCCGCACCACAACATCCGGCTCATTTACGCCACTGGTACCCCGGCGGTAATCCGTTCTGTAAACCTGCGACAGAAAAAGTCTGAATTTCTTCACATTTCCTGTGCGTCCCCATGGCAGATATCATTCCGGGGCGTTACAGTTTTTTCGGGTCAATAAAAACAAAACTCCTTGAACGTTAATCTTCATCGGTTCTGTCCCGCAGCTCCGCTAACTCTGCGGGATTTTTTTATCCCTTAACCCCGGCATGATGTTTTCTGTCTTCTGCCACAGATACCCGGCAAGCTCCCTGCACCTCTGCAGCAAAAAATTTCTGAATTTCTTCACATTTTCGCAAAATCCATGTAGCGCTTATAATTTCGCTGCGTTAATGTTTTTCTGCCCAAAAAAATAACTCCATAACATTAATCTTCATCGTTATTTCCCGCAGCTCCACTAACTCTGCGGGATTTTTTTTATTTTTATCCCCGCCCGATAACCACCACTTTCCCGTCTCCGCCCTCATCACGGGTGCTGATATCCTGGGATATCCGTCGTGAACCAACCAGCATTTCACCGTAAGGCACCGGCATCGGGTTACCCTGGGCAATCATGTTGTCCAGTGACGAAAAATACGTGTTCTGTTTACCGTTATCCGTACTTTTATACTCCGGCGTCTTTGCCTTCGGGGCCAGCATCTGAGCCACACCACCCAGTATCATGCTGGCACCCAGTGAGAACAGCATCGTGGTGGCAGTCAGCCCTCCGGCACTCAGGGCTGCGCCCCATGCCGCCAGTGTTGCACCACCAGTGAAAAATGACCCGACAATCGCTGCAACCCCCAGCACCACCTGAAAAACACCATTTCCCCCGGCTCCGGCCAGCCGCGGTACAATATGAATCACGGCCCTCCCGCTCAGTGGCTCATGAAGACGGGCATACACCGCCTCCGGCGCGGTATCCTCACCGGCAATACGTATCTGATACCAGCCTTCGTTCATCTGACCGCGGAATCCCGGCACCTGCAGCGACAGGGCACGGATGGCCTCCGCTGCCGTGTTCACATACAGGCTGATGCGGCGACCAAATCGTTGTAAATCCCCGTGAAGGCAGATACGGACCAGTGGCGGTGACGCCAGACAGAATGCGTTCGTCGTTGCCATTTTTCAGAATACCTCTCCCGTTTACTCAGTTGTTCAGGTATATGGTGAAGCAGTTCACCGTTGCCACAGTAAATGGCGGCATGATTCGGCACCGATGAACCAAAGCAGCACAGCAGGATATCGCCCGCCTGTGCACAGGACGGAGACACCCGGTAAAAGCCGTTGTCCGCCAGGTTGTCCAGGTACAGGTTCTGGCCGTTGCGCCACCAGTCATCCTCACGCACAAAATCCGGCAGCGTTATCCCCGCCAGATGGTATGCATCCCGGAACAGGCTGTAACAGTCCGTCACACCGTGTTCAAAGCGCCGTCCGGTCAGGTGCGGCACACAGCGGAACCGGTGAATGTCGCCCCGGCAGACCAGCCACCAGGGCAGGGCACTCTTTATCTGCAGCCGCCGGTCAGCCTCGCTCAGCCAGGGCAGACCACCGGGATGACTGTGGACCAGCGCCATAATCTCCCCCTGCATCTGTGCCTGCAGCCAGTCTTCCGGTGCAATACGAAAATACGCCTCCGGCTCTGCGGAGATATTCACGCAGGGCTGGTACCGTTCGCCCTCCGGGGTGCTTATCACGAAGCCGCACGACTCCGCTGGCGCACACCGCCGGGCATGCGCCAGAATCGCTGATTCAGTCTGTGTCATAAAACGGGATTTACTGCGAAAGTTTATTGATGGAAAGGAAACCGCCAAAATTAGCCACCATGCCGCGCATCTCACACCCGCGCATGCATTTACTGCATCTGTCCTTCCGGATATCCGTGGTGGGGTTGTCGAACTCATCCGCCACTGCCGGACCGTTATACCCGCACTCATCGCCCCGGTAATCCCACATACAGGTGTTCGCCAGCATGATGCGACCGGGAAACAACGCACCGTCCGTCTCCGTCGGTGTCGCCAGCACAAACGAGGCCGTCATGGCCGTCAGCGATGACATCTGCTCCACCACCCACCGGTCCGTCAGCTCCTGCTCAGGGTCTGCCTCAGGATTCCCTGCCACAAAATTCACCGCATCCAGAAAACGCGCATACACCCGGCGGCGGACCACCGTGGCACCCACCAGGCTCTGCAAATCCTCCGCCATCCCGGTGACCAGCCCGAAAAGATTGGACACCGTCAGCGACGGGCGGGCACTGCTGCCCTTTCCGTTCATCTCAAAGCCGCTGCCCTCAATCGGGTACGCCTGATATTCACGCCCCTGCCAGGTCACCGGCTCCCCTTTTTCATTCAGCTCATTGCAGAAAAAATACCGCTCACCGCCCTGCACCGTCAGGTCGATTTCCCAGAGCACCACCCGCGGTGACTGCTCTGACTTAACCGACTCGTTCAGGCTTTCTTCGTGAATATCCTGCATATATCCGCCCATAAAAAAGGGGCGCAGACGCGCCCCGAACAATAAAAGTCCAATTTAAAATAAAACCAATAAAGGTAATAACAGAAAGTTAAATCAGCACATGCCAGATGGCAATTGCTGATCGCAGTGACCAATGAAAACTGTGTTTTCATTGATACAGGCCGCCTGTAAGGGCAGACGGCCCGTATTTATTAACTTATCAGCAATAATCAGAACTGATAAGTCATACCCACAGCAACGATATTATCTGTCGCAACACCGGCTTTCCGGGTAAATTCACTTTCATCAATCAGGTTAATTTTATAATCAACATAGGTGGACATATTCTTGTTAAAGTAATAAGTCGCACCGACATCAATATATTTAACCAGATCCTGATCGCCATGGTTCACACCACCAACCATAACATCCTGTCCGCGGGACTGAAGGTAGGCAAGGGACGGGCGCAGACCAAAATCAAACTGATACTGAACAACGGCTTCGATATTCTGAGCTTTATCCGCAACACCTTGATCACCAAAGGTCGTCATATTCTGGGTTTCAGAATACACTGCTGCCAGATACAGGTTATTGGCATCATATTTAAGACCAGTTCCCCAGAATTCAGCATGTTTACCTTTTGCCACACTACCTGAGTCAACTGTTTTTTCTCCAACCTTTTTACCTGATTCAGGATCAAGAACATCTGCAGTACCGTTCAACCCCTGAACCTGCTTATCGGTACGATCTGACTTGGTATACGCAGCGACAAAACCAAAACCATCAAACTCATAGCTGGCCGAGAAACCATACCCGTCGCCATTAGCCTTCTGAAGGTCATCACGCTCATTTTTGCCCTGATACTGCGCCGCAAAATTCAGACCATCAACCAGCCCGAAGAAGTCTGTATTACGGTAAGTCAGGACACCGGAAGTTCGGGCCGTCATAAAGTTATCGGTCTGCGTCCAGCCATCACCACCAAACTCAGGCAGTACGTCAGTATATGATCCGACATCATAAGCAATACCATAGTTACGTCCGTAATCAATGGTACCAACATCTGCAAATCTCAGACCTGCAAATGCCAGACGGGTTTTATTTCCCGCGGAACCTTCAGATTCCGTTTTGTTACCAGAGAACTGGTATTCCCACTGACCAAATCCGGTCAGTTGATCATTAATCTGCGTTTCGCCTTTAAAGCCGAGACGAGCATAAGTCTGGTCTCCGTCATTACCTTTATCATCCGAGAAGTAATGCAGAGCGGTTACACGCCCGTAAAGATCCAGTTTATTACCATCTTTATTATAAACTTCTGCTGCCTGCACCCCCGCAGCAAACATCACTGCCACTGCTACAGCAGAAAGTGCCACTGTCGTTTTTTTCATGATTTAATCCTTATTTAAACTGAACTATTCATGCATTCAGATGTCATGAACAAAAATTAAAATATTTTAATACAAATTCTTAGTTCAATTTATATTATGTAACAAAATGTAAATACAAGATCGATTTCGCACTTTCTGACAAGACAGATTAAAAATAATTAACAACTAAACAATAAAGAGTGATTTATAGGATAATTCTCATCTGACTACCTGCTCTATCGTGCAACTGAAATCACTGTACCGGGCGTTATCCGTAATACTCCACTCCCGGCACACCACCCTGACCGTCCGGTTATGTTTCGGGGGCTTCCACAAAAAAGCCCGGTAACCACCATGCCATGACAGAAACGCGGACAGTGCCTCCCGCTCAGCATCCGTTGTCACCCGAAAAACCACCTGAAAGGTCTTCAGTTGCGCATTCAGTCCTGCCGGACGACGTTGCTGATAACCGTCGCCAAACTTCACCGTCACCACCGACGGTTTCTCCGTCACCTGCATCCCTTCCCGGGGACACCAGTGAAGGGTCTTAATCTCATCCACTCAGCATTCCTCCGTCACGACGCATGGATAACATCACCGCCTGTACCCGCTGGTCAATCAGTTGCACAAGGGTGCCCACCGCTTCCGGCCCTATCTGCCCGTTAGCGCCGTCATTCTGAATGGCAATGTGGTACACCGGGGAATACACCAGACCCGCACTGCCGTTCATACTGCCCACCGCACGCACGCCGAGTGAACCATCCGCTGCCCGGGTCAGGGGCATGATGGCTTCAGGTCCGGCTTCCCCCATCAGCCCTGCCCCTTTTGCAAAGGCAAAGTACGTGGGCGTGTCCACAATACTGTTACTGTATGCACTCAGGTTTGCCGAGGTATAAACGCCGCCTTTTGCATTTGCCACCGCGCCACCCAGCCAGTTGCCTATACTGCCGAAAAATCCTCCTGCACCGGACATACTGTTTGCGGCCATCTTAATGCCGTTGACAATGGCCACATTCATAAGAACTTTTGATATTTCCT